CCGACGGGAGGACCGTCCGCCCCGACTTCGTGATGGTGGACGACCCGCAATCGGATGAGTCGGCCCGGTCCCCCAGCCAGTGCCAAAGCCGCGAATCCGTCATCGGCGGCGCCATTCTGGGACTGAGCGGACCCGGCAAGAAAATCTCGGGCATCATGCTCTGCACCGTCATCTACCCGGGAGACCTCGCCGATCGGGCACTGAACAAGGACGCCCACCCCGAGTGGCAAGGGGAACGGTTCCAGTTGGTGTACCAGTGGCCCGCCGCGACGAAACTGTGGGACCAGTACGCGGAGTTGAGGCGGGAGAGCCTCCGCAAAGGCAACCAAGGCAAAGAGGCCACCGAGTTTTACCGCGCCCACAAGGACGAGATGGACATGGGCGCCAAGGTGGCGTGGGAACACCGCAAAAACCCCGACGAATTATCCGCCATCCAACACGCCATGAACCTCCGCATTGACCGCGGCGAGGCAGTCATGGCGAGTGAATACCAGAACGAGCCGCTGAAACCGTCGCAATCCACCGCCGAACCGATCGACACCACGAGAGTCATCGAGAATCGGAACGGGCTGAAAGAGCGGGAACTGCCGGCCGCGACGGAGCATCTGGTGGCGTTTATCGACGTACAACAACAGGTGTTGTTCTACACCGTCGTGGCGTGGTCAAAGCAATTCACCGGGGCGGTCGTGGATTACGGCGCGTACCCCGACCAGAAGATTTCATATTTCAACCTCCACAGCCTCCGCCACACCCTCGCCGCCACGTACAAAGGGAAGTCCATCGACGCCGCCCTGTTCGACGGGCTATCGGCCTGCATCAACCACATCAACCGCGAGTACCGGCGCGAGGACGGGACGATAATGCGCCTGGAACGCGCGGGAATCGATTCTGGCTACAAAGCCGACATCGTGTACCAACTCGCCCGTTCCCATGCCTCGGCGGGCATTTTGACGCCCACCAAGGGCATTTCCGTCAGGGCTGGCGAAAACCCCATGGCCGAATGGAAGCGGAGCAAGGGGGAAGCGGTCGGCGACAACTGGCGGTATCGCGGCGTCACCGCCAACAAGGCGATTCGCCATCTCCTGTTCGACACCAATTACTGGAAATCATTTCTGCGTACCCGACTCAACACATCCATCGCCGACCCTGGCGCGTTGACGCTCTACAGCGGCAACAGCCACCGGATGCTGTTGGACCACCTCGCCAGCGAGACCCCGACCGAGACATACGGGCGGGGTCGGCGCGTCGAGGAATGGCGGCTGCGCGCAGGCGGCATGGACAACCACTGGCTCGACGGCTTGGTGGGGTGTTGCATGCTTGGCAGTGTGGTCGGCTGCAAGCTGCAAGTCAGCAGCATACCGGCAAAGCCGGTACAAACAAACCAACGACGGAGGGAGCGAGTTCGATACCTATGAGCAGTACAACCAGAAGCAAACGCCCGGCGGGACGCCCGCCCGGGGCAAAAACTGTCAAACGAGTGGAGGTCGTGGAGATCCGGCACCTGTTACGGTGCCCGCGGTGCGGGTCGACCGACCGTACCGGGTACAACCCGTTGACCAAACGGGAGACACAGAGTGAGATCGTCGAGCGCAAAAGCTGCCGGTGCCTCGGCTGCGGTCAGAATCTCTTGCACAAGCGGATCACGCGGAAGGCCACGGGCGAGAGCGTGGACCAACATTTCCCTGCGGTCGGCCCGTTCGCCCACATGAACTGCCGGGAACGGGGGCATCAGTCATGAGAATCGGACGCACATTCGAAACCGGCATCGGCGCATTGCGCCACATCGACCGCGGACAGAAATATGTGGAGGTGTACCCCGACGGGACGTGCCGGCGGGAGATAACGCTTATGCTGGGACTGCCCGCGAAATACAAAACGTACAGCCAGCACGCCCCGCCGATGGGCGAACAGTCGCCCGTGATGGTCGAGGTGTCGGTGCTGAACATGGTGCTGGACCAGAATGCGTGGATCAGGCTGGAGGTGTTTGAGCGATGAAATCGACCATCCACATTGCGTTCCGCCAGGGCGACACGTTTATTGAGCGGACGGCGGACGTTGACATGCCCGAGTGGGATGGGATGGGTTGTTTTACGACGAATGCCTGTACGAGACGCGGGTCAACGAGATCATCGCGGCCACGGTCAAAGGGTTGATGTGCGAGCCTGTTGACACGGTGCCGCGAGTGGGCGTAAAGTGATCCACAATGAAAACCATCGTCACGTCGATGCTGTTGTTGGGCCTGTGCGCGGTCGGAGCGCAGGCGGGACTAGGCAGAACAGACTCCGAGCTTGAGAAGCGGTTCGGTAAAAGCGTGAGGATCGTCAAGAACAGTCGGGATCCCGGCACGTATTACCATCACCAAGGTATGACCATTGTTTGCCAGATGCGTGGGGAAAACAGGACATGCAACGAGATTCTTCTGATTGTCTCGCGTAAAGTTTCGACTGGCGATGCCGCAATGTTGGCGACGGGAGTTGACTGGGGGCGATTCTGGAAGAACGCCACGAAGTCAAACGGCAACGACCGCATTGAGCGTTCCGACGGCACCGCATACGGGATCATTGAGCGGACAGAAAACTCTACAAGAATCCGACTGCTGCCCAAATAAATCCCCACCGCCAATTTATTCCATCACAGACGGCACACAGGCGCGCACCCGTTGTGCATAGATTCAAGCCGTCATGAAAACTCGGTTTGTCGGCTTTTTGTTTTTGGCAACAGCCGCCGTTGTCACGGTCTACGCGGCCGGCAATGGCCCCGGCGCAACCAACCCGTCCCATTTCGTAATTCACCAGGACCAGCTTGACGCATTTTCCCGGGTCGGCGTGGCGCAACCCACCACGCTGTTTGATTCCGCGTTCCAGTACGACGCGCAGCCCCTGCTGTGGGAGCAGACCACGAACGCCACGGCCACCATAACCCACCTTCCGAACGAGTCGAGCCTGTCTATGACGTCCACAAATGGCGCAACATGCGCCATCCAGACACGCCAATACCACCGATACCAGCCCGGCAAGGCGCAGCAGGTGTTTATGACCGGCACATTTGGAGCCGACGCATCGTCCACGGAGCGTATCGGCTATTTTGACGCACAAAACGGGTTCTTTTTCGAGGTTGTGGACGGGGATTTGTACGTTGTGCGGCGGTCAAACGTCACCGGCACCACCGCCGACACCCGCGTGGAGCGATCCGCGTTCAACCTCAACCGTTCAACGACAATCGACCTGACCAAACCGCAGATTTTCGTCTTTGACATCCAATTCCTCGGGGTTGGACGGGTACGCATGGGCGTTGACATCGATGGGCTGGTGGTTTGGCTCCATGAGTTCCGCCATGCCAACCGGGAGGGGACAGGGGTGTACATGACCACGGCGAATCTGCCATGTCGGTACGAGATCAAGGCAGGAACTGGCGCATATGCCACGCTCAAAGCCATTTGCACCGCGGTCATCTCGTCGGGTGGGTTCGAGGACGAACGCGGTTTCCCGTTCGCCGCGGCCAACGTCATCGACGTGGCGGCAACCACCACGCCCGCCTGCGCGATTGCCATCCGCCCCAAACTGACGTTCAACTCCATCACCACGCGCGCCCATATTATCCCCCGTGGCATCGAGGTGTTGGGTGGCGGCAACCCGCTGTACTACGAGATCCGATATGGTGACACATTCACATCGGCCAACTGGGTCAGCGCTGACGCCAACAGCGTCGTTGAATACTCAACGAACGCCGTCGTCAACGCGGCTGGCAGGTTGATCGATTCCGGTTTCGTCGCATCGAGCGGCGGCACATCCCGCAGCATTACGGCACGGGACATCGCCTCACGGTTGCCGCTGGTCCTCGACTCGACCGGCAGCAATGCCGTCCCACTCACCGTGATTGTCCGCACCACCACGCTCACCGCCAACACCAGGGCGTCGGTGTCGTGGAAAGAATTGCGATAAAATCCCCGCCGCCAATAAAACCCACTCATCCCCCCTTTTGTCGTGAAACTCTGCCGCGCAAAGTGGGCGCGTGCAAGCAGCCAGAGTCACGACTCTCAGCGAATACGTAGACCGTCACGTCGGGCAGATCGGCACCATCGTAGGGAAGGGGCAGACCCGCTTCGACTATGCCAAACTGTGCGAAGAGACGGGTCCAGTGTTTTTCATCAATGACGCCGTGCAGTTGGAGAAGTTCCTATCCCCCTCTCAATCGTCCTACCTGTTCTTTCTGGACTCGAATCAGGCTTACTGGCTACGCCAACCCGTCCGATCGGTAATCGTCGTTCCTGAGCGATTTACGGCGTCACCGGGCCGCCACCTGCAAAACACCCTTTGCCAGTATTCCCGACGGTTCGGCCACACCAGTCGCGACAAGCAGACCATCGCCAAACAGGGGAGCCTGTACCTCGCCAAGGGGACCATCTGCCCCACCATTGATTTCGCCTGGCTAACCGGCGTCACCAAGTTGCGGCTCATCGGCTGCGACGGGATCAACGATCGGTACAAGCTCGGCGGGTCCGCGTATGACGCCCGCCTCGACAACCCGTCCAACGGTCGCCCGCGGTGGTTGTACCAGGGGATTCGAGAGTGCCAAGAGAACATCCTGCGCCACCACGGCATCGAGGCCGAGTACGTAGGAAACCCGCTCGACGCCAAACCCGCCAAACCCATTTTCGTTAGCTTCGGCACCCCGCGATATTACCCGATGCTGGACCGGCTGGAAGCCAGCGCCAACCAGTTCAGCGTCGAAATGGACGTGGTGCGGTTGCCCGACGAGTTCCCGACGTGGGTCGCCGCGTGCGCCCACAAGCCGAAGTTCCTGCTGGAAATGACCGTCAAACATTGCGCCCGCCCGATTGTGTGGGTGGACGCGGACGCGGAGTTTCGGGGATCGCCCGAGCTGTTCGAGACGATCCCCGGCCAGTTCGACGTCGCCCACGGTGTCAGGCGAGACCATGAGGTGTTGAGCGGGACGGTATGGATCGCCCCGACCGACAACGCGAGGCGGATCGTTCGGACGTGGGCGCAATTCCAACAGAAGGCGGCGCGCCAGTGGGACCAACGCGTATTGGCGGACGTGCTTCGGACATTGCGTGTCCAAGCATTCCGTCTCCCGCCGTCGTACGTGTACATCGACACGATATTTGCGACCGAACACCCCGACGTGAAGCCGGTCATCTACCACCACCAAGCCAGCCGTCAATTCCGATGAAATACTCGTTCTTGCTCCCTTACTACGACCGGGCCGACCAGTTCGCGCAGACGCTTGAATCGTTCCGACGATTCTACGGGAACCGGGATGACTGGGAGTTGATTGTCGTGGTGGACACCAAGTCGTCGCACACCCCATCCATCAAAGGATTTCGCGGCATCGTGCTGACCCAGACCGTCCCCACATCCAACCCATGTCAGAGTTACAACAAGGCCGCGCTCGCCGCGATGGGCGACATCTTCATCATCACCAACCCCGAATGCCGTCACGATGCGGACATCCTCGCGGGACTGGACGCGATATTTGCGGCCAACGGCAACGCCTACGTGGTCTGCTCCTGCGAATCGTTGGACAGCAAGGGCAGGCATTTCATGTGGTACCAACATTCCCAGAGACGGAACTGCTGTTACCACTTCTGCACCGCGCTCACCCGCGAGAACTGGCACAGGGTCGGGGGATTCGACGAGCGATACGCGGACGGGATCGCCTATGACGACAACGATTTCCGCGAGTCTGTCCGCGCTGCCGGTCTGCAATTCGTTGTGCGCGACGACCTAAAAACCACCCACCTGTGGCACCCGAAGCCGCATTTGGAGATGCCGAACAAGGCGCAATTGGAAGCCCGCAACAAGGCGATTTACACGGCCAAGTGGGGGCTCACGGAATGACACTCCACCTCGGCGACTGTCTGGAAGTGATGCGCGGGATGGATGACAACAGCGTTGACTCCATCGTGACCGACCCTCCGTATGGGTTGAGTTTCATGGGTAAGAAGTGGGACTACGATGTCCCGAGCGCGGAGATTTGGCGGGAGTGCTTGAGGGTGTTGAAACCGGGAGGTCATTTACTGGCGTTTGCCGGCACCCGCACACAACACCGTATGGCGGTCAACATTGAGGATGCGGGGTTTGAGATACGGGATATGATTGCTTGGGTGTACGGGAGTGGATTTCCTAAATCGCTCGACGTGAGCAAGGCGATAGACAAGGCGGCGGGGGCGGAGCGGGAAGTGGTGGGGGAGCGTAGTACTAATCTGAATCGCCCGATTACAGACAAATGGGACAAATCAAGAGATAGGCTTAACGGCAGCCCATTTGAGCCGAGCGCGGGAAATGTGTGTCCCATCACCGCCCCCGCCACCGACGCCGCCCGCCAATGGCAGGGGTGGGGCACCGCGCTCAAGCCCGCGATGGAGCCGGTCACCGTCGCCCGCAAGCCACTCATCGGGACCGTTGCGGAGAACGTGCTGGCGCATGGCACGGGGGCGATCAATGTGGATGGGTGCAGGGTGGGGACGGATGATGACACTGGCCGCAAGACTGGCGCGTTGTTTTCTGGCATGGATAAGCCCGGTGGAATAATCGGAGGCGAGACCGTTACGCACCCCTCCGGCCGCTGGCCCGCGAACCTGATTCACGACGGCAGCGACGAGGTGCTGGCGCTGTTTCCGCAGACGACGAGCGGAAGCGGTAATGTGTGCAAGGGCGGCGACCGGGTGAACCCATCAGGATGGGTCGAAAAAAACAGGACGCCGAAAACGTGGCAGGGCGACACCGGCTCCGCCGCCCGCTTCTTCTACTGCGCCAAGGCGAGCAAGGCGGATCGGGATGCGGGGCTGGAGGGGTTGGAGGCGAAGTCTGCTGCTGACTGCGTGGACCGAAAGGCCGGGACTGCGGGCATGAACAGCCCAAGAGCAGGGGCGGGGCGAACAAGTGGAAACCGCAACCATCACCCCACCGTGAAGCCCACCGCCCTCATGCGTTACCTGTGCCGCCTCGTCACGCCGCCCGGCGGCATCATCCTTGACCCCTTCATGGGCAGCGGGTCCACCGGCAAGGCGGCAATGCTGGAGGGATTCCAGTTCGTAGGCATCGAGCGTGATGCCGAGTACATCGAAATCGCACGGGCCAGAATCAACGCCGTCAAGCAAGGCTCTCTGCTATGATCCCGCGCATCCTGCACCTCTACTGGGGACGGAATCGCCCCTTGTCGTATCTGCGGTACCGCACCTACGAGACATTCAAGAGACTGAACCCGTCATGGGAGATCCTGGTGTGGACCACGGACACTCCCACCATGACCGACTCATGGACCACGGGCGAGCAGTCGGGCGACAGGCATTGCGTGGACTGGTTCGACCGGATCCCGCACCCGCGTCCATTTTGCTTTGAGTCGCGTGGGTTCCCCATCGGCGCCAGCGAGGTCCACAAATCTGATTTTGCCCGATGGTGTCTGTTGTCCGAGGAGGGCGGATGGTGGAGCGATTTCGACATTTACTACGCCCGCCCGATGACCACCATGACGCACCTTGCGCCCGGCGTGTTCGACGCCCACACGGTCGTGTGCGCCCACAGGTGGCACTCCATCGGGTTCCTCGGTGCGCAGCCCGAGTCCCCGCTGTTCACCACCGCGGCTTACATGGCTCGCGTCAAGTACGCCCCCGCATCGTACCAATGCCTCGGGCGGACCCTGCTGGACGAGTTGTTGCCGCCCCCCGTCGCCAACGGGAACGGGATTGTCAACCTGCCCGAGTCGATTGTGTACCCGGTCAGGGCCAGCCCCAAGCGCGACATTCTCCGGCTCCGCTCGCACATCGACATCCCGGCCGGCCACGTCGGGGTCCACTGGTACGCCGGTCACCCCGACAATGATTACCTCGAAACCAGCACCACGCCCACCACCCCGCCCCCATTTGCATGAACTCATATTCAGACTTAAAAGCCGCATGGCACATCGACAAACTCGCCACCCTCCGCCGTGGCGGCCAGATCGTCCCGTCGCAGGTGCAACTCATCATCAGTGACCTGTGCAACCACGATTGCGGGTTTTGCTCGTACCGCATCAGCAACGGGTTCAGTGCGGAGCAATTCGCCGACGATGCCGGCAACCGCAACCCGAACAGAATGATTCCAGTTGAGAAGGTGGAGGAGATTTTGACGGACTGCGCCATCCTCGACGTCCGCGCCGTCCAGTTCACGGGCGGCGGCGAGCCGACTGTCCACCCTCATCACATGCGGATATTCCGTTACGCCCATCATCTCGGACTCGAGACGGCGTTGGTCACCAATGGCGGACTCCTGCGCGACGGCTGGCGCGACGTGTTCCCGCGGATGACGTGGCTACGGGTGAGCGTGGATGCTGCCGACGCGGACCAGTACGCGGCCATTCGTCGAGTCGGCAAGTCCGCCTACCACGTCACACTCAACAATATGCAGGCCATTGCGGGCCAGTTGCGGGACAGTAAATCCCCGTGCCTGTTCGGTGCTGGGTACGTGGTCACGAGAGATAATTTCCGCGGACTTGCCGACGGCATCCGTCGCATCCGCGACACGGGCGTTGCCTACGTCCGACTGTCCGCGATGTTCTCCAAAGATTTCGTGGAATACTACCGGGCAGTTGACCCGCTCATCCGAGACGAGATTGCACGGTCGAAGCAACTGGAAACCCCGACATTCAAGGTGCTCGATTTGTACTCGAACAGGATTGAGGACTTGCGCCAAGCCTCGCCCGATTACAAGTTCTGCGGGTACCAGCAGTTCAACACGTACATCGGCGGCAACCTCAAGGTGTACCGCTGTTGCAACACCGCCTACACGCTCCACGGCGAGGTCGGCGACCTGCGGGAGCAGTCATTCATTGAATGGTTTACGAGCCAACCGAAAAAATCGGCGTATGCGTGCTTCGATGCCAGATCCTGCGCGGTGTGCCAGTTCAACGGCAAGAATTGGGCGATCAATTACTTGTTGGACCCGTCGCCGGAACACATCCATTTCGTGTGACCGACTTTGTGCTATTACTGCTGTTATGCCATCGCAGTATGCCGACTGTTACGCAGCCGAAGTCCACGATGTAGTATGTTCCCCATTCCGCTTTGTTGCCCCACCGACTTGTTCCCCACCAGTTCCGGTTGAGCAGATAGCGCGGGTGGCGCAGCCTCAGTACCGGACGGCATGGCATAACAAGTCGCCGAAGCCAATTCGCACGCGCTTGGCCGGTTGGGGTGTTGGCGGTAGTCTCAGGGCGCGTGCTCATGGCTTGGCTCCGGCGTTGGCCACACTCACCAGAGCGGGCATGATTCGTTTCTGCCATTCTTCCCACGCGAGCCGCTTTCCTTCTTCGAGGCTCGCGCAGTCAGTTTGCATTTCGTCGTAGTATTCATCGAAGCAGTAGCCCCACTTCCAGCCGCCCCATTCTCCGGTCGGCTCGCAGTCCTCTTTGGGGCGTTCGACGTAGTAGCTGCCCATCGGCACTCGTGCTTCGTATCGTTCCTGCCAGTCTTGCGTGCCCCCAAGCCATTCGAGCGGTCGGATGGCGAACAAGCCGCTCGACGTAACGGAGGCCAGCGGTGGCGATTGGGGTGTAGTCGTGGATTTTTTCATCGCTGGACTCCGTCCCTCATCCGGTCGTTCGGAGTACTTGGCTTGAGGGCGCGGAGCACCCAGCGGAAGCGGATCGGCACGACCTTCTCGAAGTCGTGGGCTTGGCCGTTGATGATTACGTTTCCCATGATTCGGCACTCGCCTTTCCAGCCGCCTTTGCCGTGCTTCCAGACGGTCTGGTGGATTATGATCTCCTCGTGGATCACGTCAGCGGTGGCCACGTCCTCAGACTCCGAACCCGGCGATTGGGGTGATGTCATGGCTTCCTTTCGCCCACCCGTAGGTGAGCTTGGCGTTAGTTTTCGTTTCATTTTCAGTTTCCTGTTGCGTCGATACAGTTGCTCTTGTGTTTCCCGCGTCCACCGCAGCAGGCGAGCTTGGGTGTTTGGGACCATCTCGCCACGGCCGCCCGCCGCGCCTGTTCGGACGAGACGCGACGGGATTTGCTCTTGCCCCGTCCGCGACGGCCAAGCTCGGCCATCACGGAGCTGATTTCGTTGGGGGTGGGGGAGGTCATTGCGCATCACGCTTCATATATTCACGCATCACATCGGCCTGACTGCCGCCTTGCGCAATCAGTTGCCGCCATGTCAGAGCGGCGTCCATCAGTCCTCCCACGCCGCGAACGACATGGCCGCGTCGATCTGCTCGATCACGTCGTCGTCATCGCTGTCAAGCCCTTCATGCCGCGCGCACTGCTCCAGAGCCTTGCGCAGCGCGGTGCGTGGATCATGCCGCACGTCGGCCACTTGCAGCCCGCCCTCCAGATCACCCATAATCTGGCTGCTCGCCTCGGCCCAGTTCGCGCTGACGCTGATTTTGTCGCTGCCCCATTTCGTGATCAGTGTTGCCATCTCGTTCCCTTTCGTTGTTGTTTCGTTGTTCATCATGTCCCCACTATACGCCAACCGTTGCCGTATGCAACAAATATTTTCAACAATCACACCGATCCGTCGCAAGTCGTTGGTAATCTAGGAAATAAACTTGTGGGTTTTTTCTGTTTTCCCGCATTTCCGCCCGCAATCCGGCCACAAAACCTCATTCGGCCCGCATTCCTCACCGAATAAATCCCCCGCGCCAATAAAACATGCGGTCCGTCCGTTGTGCCTTTGTCCCACAAAGTCAATCGTGGACGCATGGCAACCAATGCGCAAATCGCCAGTGCGATTCGGACCGCTGTGCTCAACAGCGGCGGCGCCGTCCAGATCACCATCGACGGCATGACCGTCCGTTATGCGAACCCGACGGAGGCGCTCAAGGCCGTCGAGTATTACGAGCGCAAGGACGCGATCACCAACGGCACGCGCCCGCGAGCCATGACCATCAATTTGTCCCATGGGTAAGCGCGCCAAATCCAAACAATTTCGCACCGCCCCGAGCGCGTCCGTCTCCAGCGCGCTCGCATCCACGGGTGGTAACGGCGTTTCAGTTCCCGCCGCTACCACCCACCGATTTTCTTACGACGCGGCCTCCCCCGGCACGCGCCGCAGAATGCCCGCGACGCTGCTGTCCAAAGAAGATGAAATCCTAACCTACAGCAAGCGGCGGGCACTGGTTTCCACCACCCGTGATTTGCTTCGCAACTTCGCCGTCGCGTCATGGGCCGTCCGAAAGCACCTCGACTACGTGTCCACGTTCTCGTTCCAGTCCCGCACCGGCAACGATGCGCTCGACACGCGCATCGAGGCGTTGATGGACTGGTGGCAGCGACCCGCCAACTGTGACGCGGCCGGCAAACACCCGCTTCAACGCATCATCCGCATTGCCGAGGCCCGCAGGGTGGTGGACGGGGACGTGTTCGTCCACAAACTCGACCTCGGGCTGTTGCAGGGGATCGAGGGTGACCGGGTGAACTCCGAGAACCTCGGATTTCCGCAGGGAATGGCCGATATGGTCAAGTCCCTGACCAAAGAAAACGGTTGGTACTACGGCATCAAGCTCCAGGACGGCGGACGTGCAACCGATTACTGCATCACCTCCCGCGATGGAAACGCCTACCTGTTCGAGTCGATCATCCCGGCACAGTTCATCCGACACCACGGCTGTTTCGAGCGGTTCGATCAAATCCGCGGCGTCAGCCCGTTGGCCGCGGCACTCAACACGTTCCGCGACCTGTACGAGGCCCGCGATTACGCATTGGCGAAACTCAAAGTCGCGCAGATGTTCGGGCTGGTGTTCTACCGCGAGGCGTCCGAGGCGCTCGGCACGGTGACCGGCACCGACGACGGCAGCGACGGCGGGCCGGCGCCCTACGAGGTCTCATTCGACAAGGGTCCGGTCCTGCTCGACCTCGACCCGGGCGACAAGGCGGAGTTCCTCGAATCGGGCACCCCGTCCAGTGAGACGCAGGCGTTCATCGAGAACTCAACCGCCATCGCGCTCAAATCGCTCGACATTCCGTACTCATTTTTCGACGAGTCCCACACCAACTACAGCGGCGCGCGTCAGGCGTGGATTCAGTACGAGCAATCCGCCGCCATCAAACGCGCCGATGTCCGCGCCCTGCTGGATGACCTGACCCGGTGGCGTCTCAACATGTTCATCCGCGACGGCGTGCTCGACGCCAGCCCCCGAGAACTCGCGTGGGAATGGATGCCGATGGGCCAGCCGTGGATCGATCCGCTCAAGGAAATCAAGGCGGACGTGGAAGCGGTCAACTACGGTCTGACCACCCGCGCCGATGTCATCAAACGCCGCACCGGCCGCGATTTCCGCGAGGTCATGGACCAACTCGCCGCCGAGCAGCAATACATCCGCGCCGCCGGCATCGAACTTGGCGACCCCGATGTCGTCAAGTCCGAGCAGACCGTCGACACCGACGATTCCAAGGAGGACCCCGACAATGCCGACGAATAATCTCACCCGCGAAATCCCCCGCAACGCCTGTCTCGCCTCCGGCAGTTCGATGGAGTTTGTCGATGTCACCAGCGACGGCGAGGTGCGCAAGTTCAAGTTCCGCATGGTGGGCCGCAGTGGCGAACCCCTCGAGCATCACTACTGGGGGCGCGTGGTCCACGATATGTCCACGTTCCAGCACAAGGAACGCATTCCGATCGATCACATCCACAACGACGACGAACTGATCGGGTACGCCGACAGATTCGACACGTCCAACGGCGACCTGGTTGTCGAGGGGTATCTGGTCTCGACCGCACCGGGCGACCTCGCAGACCAGATCCACACCAAGGCCAAGGCCGGCATCCCCTACGAGGCGTCCATCAATTTCGCAGGGCCGATGACGGTCCGCGAAGTCACCGACGGAGAGGAAATGGAGATCAACAAACGCACATTCATGGGACCGCTGACAGTCATCAAAAATTGGCTGCTCCGCGGCATCGCGGTCTGTCCCTACGGGTACGACCACCAAACGTCCACCAAGTTTTCCGCCAAAGCCGGCGACCCCGTAGTCGCGCAGGTGGAAGAAGTACCGGCCCCACAGGCCGAAACCAACCAACCAACACAAGAGGAAATCCAAATGGATGCCACCGAAGTCAAGCCCGCGGCTACGGAACCCGCAGTCGCCCCGCAGGAACCGCAACCCGCGCAACTCGCCATCGACCCGGTCGCGGCGATGAAAGCGGAACTCAAACGCTACACGGACCAGTTTGGCGCCGTGGCCGGCGTGGAGTTTTTCAACAACGGCAAATCTTTTGAGCAGGGACTGATCGACCAGAACACCCAGTTGAAGGCCGAAGTCACCGACCTCAAGAACAAATTGGAAGCCGCGAAAATGGGCAGCGTTGCCCCGGTCTCCAACAACCCGCAACCGGACACCGCCCCGAAGCCCCAAGGATTCGCCGGCGCCATCCGCGTTCGCAAATAACCAACCAACCAAGAGGAGTAACACACCATGCCCGATTCATTCCTGGGATTGACCGAGCTGTTGCGGGTTAACGACCGCAACCTCGCCCCCGACGAAGTAAACGCGATCCGACAGGCCGCGCCCGTCATCACCCGTTTGTCCGCCGACACCGCTCTCGAAGGAACGCAGCACAAGTACCTGCGCTACATCACCGAGCCGTCCGTCGGTTTCCGCGACCTCAACACCGGTCGCCTCAACACGAAGTCCGTTGACGAAACCGTCACGGTCACCTGCAAGCTGTTGGATGCCTCGTTCACCGTGGACAAGGCGCTGGCCGCAGGCTACCGCGGAGGCGCCGCCGCTTACGTCGCGATGGAAGCCCGTCGCATGTTGGCCGCTGCCCTGTTCCTCGCCGAGAAGCAGGTGTTCTACGGCGCCCAGTCTCCCGGCTCGACGTCCGGTTTCACCGGCCTCCGCGACAACGCGTACTACAACCAGACCACCGACACGCAGGTCGTGGACGCCCAAGGCACCACGGGTTCCACCGCGTCGAGCGCGTGGTTGATCCGCACCGGCCCGACGGACGTGCAGATGATCCTCGGCAACGACGGCTTGATCTCGGTCGGCGAGACCGTGGAACAGGCCATCGAGGACGTCAGCAACGGTGGACGGTTCACCGGCCTGTTCACGTCGATCCTCGGGTACCTGGGATTGCAGATCGGCGCGTCGTACAGCGCCGTTCGCATCTGCAACTTGACCGAGGACTCCGGCAAGGGATTGACCGACGACCTCATCGCCGAAGCGATGGAGAAGTTCCCGAGCGGCTACGGCCCGTCGATGATCTGCATGAACCGCCGCTCGCTGAGGCAGTTGCAGAACAGCCGCACGGCCACCAACGTCACCGGCGCGCCCGCCCCGTTCCCGCAGGACGCGTTCGGCGTGCCGATCGTGGTGACGGACGGCATCGTCTCGACCGAGGCCATCGAAACGTCGAGCTAGTCTCCCCATGGGCTTTGCTGCTGACATGGCCGGCGCGTTGTTCGCCGCACTCTCAGGAGTGCAGCCGACGCCAATCGTGTATCAGCGGGCGGGGGTTTCCTCGCCCGCTGAACTCACGGCGGTCCTGTCGCATGTCACGGCCCGTTCAACAGTCAACCCGGGTCTCATCGAAGGCTATGAGCACTGGGATTTCATTCTGGAAGCAGCCGACCTCGTTCTCGACGGCGAGGTCGTGCTGCCCCAGATCGAGGACACCATCACCCTTGCCGACTCGGACGGTCGGACATTTCTCGTCTCGCCGAATCCGATCGAGATGAACTTCAAGTATTCCCATTTCAACTATGTGGACCATGAGCGGACGATCCTGCGGGTCCACACCAAACTGGTGGAGGCGACCTGATGAGTTCCGCGGGATCAGCCGACATCATCCGTGTCACCGATGCGGTCGTTGACGAACTCAACGGCAGCGCGGGCATCTTTTCGCAGTCGTTCACCGCCGAGCGGAAGTACCTGGCGGAAATCGACCTCCAGACACTGAGCGGCATCAAGGTGTACGTGGTGCCGTTCTCGACGTCCCGTCAGGTCCGCAGCCGAAACGCCACGCGCCAGTGGGTCAAGGTGCAAATCGCCGTGCTGAGCAAGGTCGCCAATCTGTCGGTCGCCACCGTCGATCCGTTAATGGACCTAGTGCAGGAGATACGGGATTTCCTGCGGTTCCGACCGCTGGCCGCGACGCCCGGCTACGGCTGGCAGAACGACCAGAACGAGCCGGTCTACAGCGGCCAAGACCTCCATGAGAAGCGGCAATTCACGTCCATCGTCACGGTTGACTTTGTGAACACGGAATAACCGATGAATCTTCACGCTTCACTTTCTTCGGTCGCCCGCCTTTGCGCCCATTCCGTCGCGCTGCTGCTGCTTTGCGCGGTGATTTGGACCGGCCACCGATGGCTGCGAACAGTCGAGCAATTTCCTTGTTTGTCATGCAAACTCCAATTCCCATGTTTTGAAAACCTCGGGCAACTCGTACCCGCCGAACGGATCGGCGACGGGACGGAACGCATCGCGCTCCCGCGGTGTCACGTACTCGACGCCCAGCGCGGCGAAGATGTCACGCTCGGTACGGCTCGCCACGATCGTTTCGGTGTCACGGATAAACAGCCCGTACTGGCTCAACTTGTAGCCCATCCGTTTGGCGAACCCGCGCATACCCACATTGAAGTCGCCGCTGCCGGTCATCATCAACCGGCACGCGCCCTGGTCGAGTTCGCTGGCCTGCTTGAACTCGCACAGGAACAACCCGCCCACGGCGACCGACAACCATTTGCCGCCGCAGATGCGCACACGGCAATCGTAGTGCCGCTGAAGGCGATACAGTATCTCCAGCAACACCACCGGGTCTTGGCCGTCATCGGTCACCACCATGATGTCGAGGTCACCAATCGTGGCGCGCCCGCGGCGCATCGACCCGAGAACCTCGTGGGGGATGTCCCCGATGATTTCCGACAACTCCGCGCAAAAGGCGTCCGCCTCGGCGCGCGTTCGTCTTTCAAGTTTGTAACCCATGGCCGAAACGTAACCCATCCCGTTGGGTTTTGCAAGGGGGATTTTCCGGGATGAACTTGACCCCGCAAAACACCCAGTTGACGGCTCCGATGCGGTTCACGCTGGAGCCGGCCAAGTCCAATTTCTTCGACCGCAAGAAAATCATCGACGAGATCGGCGCCGCTCGCGCCAAGGTCACGGCGCAGCAAGGCAACTTTGTGATGAAGGCGGCACGTCGATTGATTCGTCCGCCTCCAAGCGAGAGGGTCCGAAAGAAGATTTTGTCGGGCAAAGAAACCAACGCCAAGGACGACCGTGATTTCCTCATCAAGCACGCATCCGCCGGCAACCCGCCGTACTCGCAGACCGGCCTGCTGCGCAAGTTCATTTTGTACGCGTGGGACTCCGCGTCACTGACCACGCTCATCGGACCAGTTTTGTTGACCGGCCAAAACATGGGCACCGCGCCGGCCACGCTCGAATACGGCGGCCCTGCCACCGTTCCGATTTACAGCCAGCGAGAGGGCCGACGCATCTGGAAGGACGTCAACTTGCGGCCCCGTCCGTACATGGCGCCCGCGCTCAACGCGTCGCTGCCTCGCCTCGCCGAAATCTGGAGGGACAAGATCAAGTGAGTCCCTCCCATAACCAACCAACCAACCGCCCCGCGAGGGGACAGAAGGAGTAAAATCATGGCTTACGTATTGGGCTTGGACGCCAAGCTATACCGTAACACCGCGACCTGGGGTTCCCCGTCGTGGGATGAGTTCACCAACGTCAAGGATGTGAAGCTGAACCTGCAAAAAGCCGAAGCCGACACGACCACACGCGGCGGCAACGGCTGGCGCAGCAAGACCGGCACGCTCAAGGAAGGCAGCATCGAGTTCACGATGGTGTGGGATCCGGGTGGCACCGATTTCGAGGCGGTCAAAAACGCGTTCTTCAACGACACGCTGCTTGACCTCGCCGTCCTCGATGGCGCCTACGCCAGCGGCAACGGTCTGCGCGCCGAGTTCAGCGTGCTCGACTTCAGCCGTGACGAGCCTCTCGAAGATGTGCTGACGGCAACCGTCAAACTCGGCATTGGCTACTCGTCGAACACGCCCGAGTGGTGGACGAACGGCTCATAGTCATGGCCACATTTCTGGACAACCAGAATCGCAAGTGGACGGTGGAGATCAACCTCTCCACCGTCCGACGCGTCAAGACGTTGACCGGGGTGGACATCCTGGCCGAGACGGGTAGCGGCAAACTGTTCGAGCGGCTCGCTAACGATCCGATCATGTTGTGCGATGTGCTTTATGCCGTCGTGCAGCCCCAGTGTGAGAAGGCCGTGCCGGTCGTCACCGACGAGGATTTCGGTGCGGCGTTGTCAGGTGACTCCATCGCCACGGCCACCGACGCGTTGCTGCAAGGGATCGTCGATTTTTTCCCGTCAGCCCGCCGCGCCCTGCTCCAGAAGATTCTGACGAAAAGCAAGGAACTGGACAGCGCGATGATGCGGGCGAGCGAGGAAAAGGTGGACGCGGCGATGGCGGAGTTGATGAGCCGAATCTCTGGCGCGACATCTGGATCCTTGCCGGCATCGTAGGCATTGACCCGCTGCCGTTGACGCTGCGGGAGCTTTGCTGGATGGCCGAGGGCCGACGCCGCGAGAACTGGGACCACACGGCAAGCGTTCTTTGTCTGACAGCGAATGTAAACCGCGACCCGAAGAAAGCGGCATTTCGTCCCGTTGACTTCCATCCGTTCATGCAGCGGATGGAAAAGAAGAAGGTCAGCAAGGACGAGCAGTTCAACGAACTCAAATCGTTTTTCGTGAAACGGAAGAAATAACAATATGGCAGGCGCACAAGGAATCAGAGCCGGCAGGGCATTCGTCGAGATCGGCGTTGACACCACCAAGCTGGGGCAGGGGTTGAACCTTGCCAAGGCACGGTTGAAAGATTTCGGCGAGGGACTCAAGACGGTCGGTAAAGGCATCATGACCGGCGGAGCCGCCGCGGTGGGCGCGCTGGGAGGGGCCGCACTGCTGTTCTCAAAGATCGGCGACGATATTGCCAAGATGGGCGAGAGGACCGGGACCACCACCGAGTTTCTTTCCACGATGAAGTTCGCCACCGACCAGAGCGGGTCCTCGTTGGAGGATTTGGAAAAGGGGTTGCGCCAAATGAACAAGGCGATGGTGGAAGGTGCTGACGGGTCCAAATCGTACCAGGACGCATTCGCCAAGCTCGGGGTGAACATTTCCGACCTGCAATCCATGAACGTGGAGGACCGATTCTACGCGGTAGCTGATGCGATTTCCAAGGTGGTGGATCCCGGTGAGCGGTCGGCACTGGCGATGGAACTGCTTGGGAGGGCAGGAACCAAGTTGCTGCCGTTGATGAAAGACGGTGCTGCCGGCATGAAGTTGTTGCAGGACGAGGCGCGCAGCCTCGGGTTGGAGATGAGCGGGCAGACCGCCAAGGACGCCGAGGAACTGAACGACGCCATCGGGCGGGTCAAATCGCAGTTGACCGCCGCGGCGTATTCGGTCGGCGCGGCACTGGCGCCCGCCATCGTTGAACTCTCCAAACGCATCACACCGATCCTCGCCCGAATCATCGAGTGGGTCCAAGCCAACGCGGGGCTGATCGTCTCGGGCGCGAAGATGGCGCTCATCGTCACCGCGCTCGGTGGCGCGCTGTTCGGACTCGGACAGGCGATTCTGTGGGCGGTGTCGGCAGGGAGCGCACTCGCCGCCGCGTGGACGTTCATCACCGGGGTCATCTCGGCGGCTGGGGCGGTCATTGCCGGCATCGGCGCGCCGATCCTCATTGCCGTCGGCATCATCGCCGCCGCTGCCGTGGCGTTCGTAATTTGGCGTCAGGAAATCACCACGTTCGTCTCAGAGGTCGTCCAGGGGATGCAGTTGACCGAAGGTGTCATCGGGGACGTTACGACCACCGTGGTGGGCTATTTCGCCAACCTGTTCGGGTTCCTCGCGGCAGGTTGGTCTCAACTGGTCACCGACACGCAGACGGCCATGGGCGGAATTGCTGACGCGTTGAAAGCGGGCGACCTGATGCTGGCCGCCCAAATCCTGTGGGCGTTCATCAAACTGGAATGGGCGCGCGGTGTGGCGTTCGTGAGTGATATCTGGCAGGTACTGAAGGCGACCGGGCTGACCCTCTTCACCGAGTTGAAGTTTGCCGTCATCGAACGGATCAGCGAATTGTCCACCGCCATCGCATCCATCTGGATTGATATGACCGCGGGGATGGCGGCGGTGTTCAGCAATTTCGTCACGCCGTTCCTGGAAAAATGGTACACGATTCAGGGTGAGATCGAGAAGATCATCCTCAAAATCATGTCCTTGTGGAATGACGCGCTTGACCTCGACACGGAGAATAAGACCATTGACGCGGAGGTAAAGACGAAAATCGAGGCGTTACGAAAAGAGAACGAGGCCAAGAACGCCAACTACAACGATCAGAAGACAGCCAACGAGCAGATGTTCCAGCAAGAGAAGGTTCAGAACGCCGCGCTCAAAGAGCAGGAGTTACAGGCTATTGAAGACAACCGCAACGCGGCAATCACGGCCAGCGACCAGAAGGTGAGGGGGTTAGAGAAGGATCTTGCCGGTCTGCGCGAGAAAGCCGCCAACGCGGTGGAGAGCGGCGCGGCCCAAGCAGAAGACGGCGGGTTGTCTCCCATCCAGCCGTTGACCACACCATCCATCACCGTCACCGACAACCAGATCGCTGAGAACATCACCCGCGCTGTTACCGGCACGCTCAGCGGGTTCGGCGCGTCATTTGCCGGCTTCACCGCAGGCGCGGACGCCAACGAACGCCGCGTCGAACAGGCTCAACTCGAAACGGCCAAGAACACCAAACGCATCGCCGACAAGATGGACGATGCCGAACCGATCGGATTCGAGGCATAGCACAACACCATGGCCATCACCTGCGAAGAACGGATCAATTCACCACGGATCACCCAGGGCACCGACCGTGTGTCCATCGAGCGGCAGTTCGTCATCAAGGGAACGGCCAGTTACGCGGACGCGTTGGACGCTCTCGACTCGGCGGCAGGCGCGTCATTCACCATCGGCACCGGGTCAACGTCCGTCGATTACTCCCGCCAAGAAATCTCCATCGAACCCGAGAGCGAGGACTTGTGGAACGGGTCGGCGAGGTACGGGTCCAACGATGCGACGGGTGGCGGGTCTGGCGAGGTGGGGGATTCGTCCTACTCGTTTGACACGGGCGGGGGGAGTCAGCACATCACACAGACATCGACGTGGACATCCTACCCCGGCACCAGCAGCGGCTCACCTGATTTCGACGGGGCCATCGGGTTTGACGGGCAGAACGTGAACGGGGTGGACGTGGTGATCCCGCAGTATCAATGGTCGGAGACGCACATCAAATCCGCCGCCAGCATTTCCGACTCGTACAAGCAGACGGTGGCGGGACTGACCGGCAAGGTCAACAATGCATCTTTCAAGGGGTTCGCCGCGGGGTCGGTGTTGTTCCTTGGCGCCAGCGGCACACGCACGGGGACCGAGAAGTGGTCGGTCACCTACAAGTTCGCCTACAGCCCGAACCAGTCCAACCTGTCAGTGGGGTCCATCACCGGCATCACCAAGCAGGGGTGGCAGTACCTGTGGGTCTTGTGGGAGGACCAAGCCGGCACCGACCAAATTCTCAAGGCGCCGAAGGCCGTGTACGTCCACACCATTTACGAGAGCGGGGACTTCAGCAACCTGAGCCTGTAACCAATGCCAGCATTCAAGAAAGTCCATCAAGGCGGCAGACTCCGCATCAGCGCGTCCGACTACAACGGTGCGATGGACGCGGCGTCTTGGTTCGACAAGAACCAGAGGTCATTGACCTCCCAGTTCAACGGCGCGTTCGGTTACTCGCAGATCGCCCTCGTCAAAAACAACTGCGGCGAGGACCGCCAACGGTTTGAAATCCTCGGCATCGGCGGGGTGGTGCTTTCCCCGTCAACCGCCGAGGCTGGGTTTCTTGAAAAGATTTGCGTGACCGGCGTGACACCCGTGGTCGGCACCCACGACCACGCGTTCGTCGTGCTGCTCGAACCGATCGCCGACGGCAAGATCGGGCGTTGCATGATCGACGGGGTGACACCCGCCCGCGTCACCATCACCACGCCGTCAGGATCCACGGACTCATACGCGGGGATTTCCGACTCCAGCATGTCGCCCTACACCCTCGTCACCGGCGCGAGCGGCGGCGCCCAGGTATTGTGGAGCGGGCCGGGCGGGTCAACGGATGACTGGGCGCTGATCCGCATCCGCAGCGGCACGCTCGGCGTCGAGACGGAGACTGTGGTGGTGGCGGAGATCATCGACGGACCAGACAGCGACGGCTGTTACACAGTCCAGCCCCGCACGATCCAAGCCGTGTACACGGGCAGTGGCAGCGGGTCGGGGAGTGTGTAACGATGGCCGGCAACTTCAATCAGTCTGGGTGCGCGCCCTGTTGTGGTGGTGGCGGTGACGGTGACACCGGGAGCGGCACCGGGTGCGCGTGCAACAAGTACGATATACGCACCAACAACTCATGGGATGTGTTTCGGGGCGTGGTGGACGGGTTCTATGAGCCATTCCGAGAAACTGATTATCTCGTCCAACTCTGCAACTCGATGACGATCATCCCTCCCAACCCGTATGATGACGTGCCGTATGTCGGTTGCCGTCCGTACATGGGGATGGACATTGCATTCAATGATGAGTTTTTCGGGTTTGCGGATAATTACCAACCCTGCGCCAGTGGCTTCGGGTCTTTGTCGGTGGTGGTTGACGGGGTTCCATTCACCATACAAACCGGCTTCAACTTCCGGTATGACTGGGGGTCTCCGTGGCATAGAGTGTACGATGGATACAGCAAACCGATCACGTTCACGGCGTCGGGGTTGACGGCAACAGAGTTGGATGTGATCGATGGGGTTCCCGTCGGGATCACCTCGACATCGGGCGACCCGGACGATTTTATCTCACCATCCTGCGGCTCGTCATTCGTCAAGACCGGGAAGGTGTGTGAACCCGGCAATACCGACCGCTTTTCATGGCTTTGCCCGTTTCTCACGACACACTCACTTGTCGCCCGGTTCCGATTCGACACCTCCGTCATGAGGCCCCCCCTATGCCCGTGACGATCCCATTCGAGAGATCGGCCCACTGCACCAGTCGGAAGTGGTGCAAGATTTGTCGAAGTGACGCGAAGTGGCGCGCACAACTCGGCGCGCCGGACAAATGCCCGTTCGGCGTGGTGACCGGGGTGGGGGACGTGGTGGAGATGATCGCGCAACCGATTGCGCGGGTAATTGACCGGGTGGCGGGAACCAACGTGCAGGAGTGCGGCGGCTGTTCCAAGAGGCGCGACGCACTTAATCGCCTCAATAAATAGCCCCCGCCAATATATTCCGTCGCCGCCGATTGCCTCCCATCTCCCCATGGTTCACGGTTGACCCATGAAACTGCGAATCTTGATTTTGGCGGTTTTGACCGCCTCGTTTTCCTTCCCCGCCGTCGCCGGCCAAACCAACTTCGTTTTCACCGCGACAGGAGGATCCACCAACCAGGTCGCGTGGGCGCCGTCTGGTAACTGGTCTTACGTGTTCATCCGGTTTGAGGGTACGGCCCGCGTGGCGATCAACGAAGCGGCCACGTCATCCTCGCCCGTGGTTGTCAGCAACACGGTGTGGACGATCACATCCCCCGAGCCAGCGCCAAAAATTAACGTGTACGGCACCGGCGCGGCCTGTCCTATCCACATCAACGCCGTGAGGAAGTAACCCATGAAGCAACCCATCAAACTGGTCACCGGGGCCATCCTGGGCGCAATGGCGGTGGTTCTAATTGGCTCCGTCATCGCCACGGACATGGACATTCCGAGCGGGAACTCGGGCGCGCTCACAGCGGAGTCGGACCCCGCATTCGTCGCCGCATCGAATCTGTTCCTGCAAGTCGAGGCCGATACGGTTGCACTTGCAACAGGCGTGGTGCTGCAAGCGCAGATTGACGAGCTTGCCAACACGACATGGCAAGACCCGGTGATCGACGTTGACCTGTCAACCCCGCCAGTCAGCCCGACAACGGGCGACAGGTACATCGTCAAGGCGACCGGGACAGGCGCGTGGGCGACGAAGGACGCAAATATCGCAGAATACACTGGAAGTAACTGGACCTTTACCGCACCCGTGACCGGCATGGGCGTCAACGAGACGGACAGCGGCAGTGACTACCGATACAGCGGTTCAGCGTGGACGCAGTTGCTCGGTCCGTCACCGGCCAAGAGCCTGACGATTGACGAGACAGACGGCACGCCGTCCATCACCGGCACAACCAAGATTCGTTTCCAACCCAACTGGCTGACCAAGAGCGGGACGGTGGGGACGATTCGGCCTCCGTTGTTCTCCGGCTCCGGCACGACCGGCACCGTGACCAGCGCGGCGGGGGATGCCGGGAAATATCTGAAGGCTGATGGGACATGGGGGACGGCATCGAGTGGTGTGAGCCTCAACGGTTACGACGCCACCATCAGTCCATCCGACATCTTCGGCTGGTACTCAGGAGGGTCAATCGCATCGAGCAACAACGCGGCTCCGGTGTACTGGTCATCCACAGACGCCAATGGCGATTACCTCGGCATCGGGTTCACGTCATCTGATTCACTCCTGCAGTCCCGGTATGCGTTTGCGGTGCCGAAGATACCGTCCTACGCGAGCGGGTGGGGCGCAGGCACCGGCATGGTCGTGAGCGTGTACACGTCCACTAACAACGCAGCATTTACGTCGCTTGATTTTCGCCTCACGTCACCGAACGGCACACAGTACAGCACGAATAACCTAACGAGCTCGGCCAACAACACGCTGACCCATTTCTACATTCCCGGTTCGTCGTTGCCGGGTTTCAGCAACTCCACAGCAACGGCAGACTGGACGATTCGGTTTGATTTCAAATGCAAATCGTCCATGACGGCGGCGGTATCACGAGTGAGGTTTATCTACCAATGAGATATTTCCTGACAATCTTCTTTCTGGCGGTGACGGCGCAGGCGCAAGTGCAGCCGTGGAGCCTATGGAACTCGCCAACTCAGTCGTCCTTTTCTTTTTGTGGGAAGTTGAGTCGAGACCGGAATCATGGGCCTCAGGATTTTCCGTCGGAGGCCACAATAGTTGGGTCTGCCACATTCGCCGAGCAGGGCATCCGCGTGGGTGGCGCATCTGACGCAATTTCCTTTGGAGATAGAGGGGAGTCGGGTGACACGCCCGATGTAACAGGAGTTTTTTCCGGATTTTCGGCGGCCATGTGGGTAAGGGTGTCCGCGACAAATACCACTTCATTCTTGTTTGCCAAGTTGGGGGACGGCTCCTGTTCTGAAAATCAGCGACAATATTATTTTGCGGTGGCGAATGGCAAGCTGCGATGGTTGTGGTATGGAGACCTCGCTGGCAACAATTATCGGGGGTACGAGACCGGCAACCCAATCGCACCAAACGCTTGGACGCATGTTGCCGTTAACTTCGACGCATCGACCCGAACGGTGAACATGTGGATAAATGGGGTCGCCCAGAGTGAAACGCTGATATTGAGCAGCGGGACCGATGGAATCCCCGTAAACGGGACCGCTCATATCGGAATCGGAAACCAACTCAACTCCAGCGGTACAATCTGCGGCACGCCGACCAGTCCAACGATTACGATCAAGGCGTTGATTTTGTCGTCTGCCAACTTAATAGATGCCACAGCAAGGTTATACTATGAACAAACTCGCCCTTGGATTTATTAGTCTCTCGTTGACGTTCAACGCATGGTCGCTAACCCCGGTTCAGCGCACCGAGTTAAAGACACGGGTGGACGAGGCTAAGGCGCAGGGATACCGTGACACCTCGGCCATCCTGACCAAGCTGGCCACGCCGCCGCAGACCGGCACCACGACCAACACGGTGACGCAAGCCCGTGAGCAATGGGAGAAACAACTCATCAACGGGTTCAAGACAGTCGCGCAAAACGCTGGCATCACCCGCGCCGACCTCGATGACTCTGCGATTGTCCGCACCAAGTTGGCGACATGGGCCAACGGGTTGACAGCTGCGAACCGTGAGGCGGCGCAGGTCAACATCATCCCGCTATTCTGGATTGCGTATGACCGCTACCGCTCGCAAGACCCCGCGACGATTGACGCCGATAACGTGAGTTACCAGACATTGACGCCGGTTTACGGCACACCGATCATCACATTCCCGATTACGGGCGCAGACGTGGAGGACGTGCAGAGGAACCCATGACCAAGCTCCTCCCACTCCTCCTCCTGACCGGATGCTGCTACGTGCGGACGCCCGAAGCCACCGTCATCGACATCGGGACAGGTCGTCGGTGCGTACATGTCAACGGGGTCGTGGTTACACATTCCGAAATCGGCGACACGTTGGAAGCGGCTGGACGACTGGCAGGCGAGGCGGCGAAGGCGGCAGGGTATGGCAATCCCGCAGAGATGCCGCGACAGATTCCGTGGAAGAAAGATGTTAGTAAACCTTCAGGCCAGTGAAGGATAATAATCGGTCGTGTCCTGGCCGACACGCCAACAAGAGGAACTCATCATGTGGTTCCGACAAGATAAGGAGCACAAGCAAGTTATGGCAAAGCTCAATGAGTTGGTCGGTTTGGTAAACGAGGTCAACGCGAAGTTGGACAAGGCGAAAGACGAAGTGGTCGCCAAGATCGCGGCGTTGGAAGCATCGCTGGCGAACGTGGACCTTCCCGCCGATGCGGTGGAAGCTCTGGACGCGCTGAAAGCCAAGGCGCAGACGCTCGACGACATCGTACCGGACCCCGTGGAGTAATCCATTTCAGTGTGGTGGACGGGAGTTAATGCCCGTCCGCCACCTTCAAAGCCATGAAACCATTTCTCGTCATCTTATGCGCGGTCACGCTGGCGGCATCGTCACAAGCGCAGGTGACGTGTATGTCGTGTGACTGCAATCCGGCACTGTGCGACCCGGTTAAGCCACCGCCGACAACGGACAGACCGGGCAAGAAGCCCAAGAAGTCCACAACTACCACTTCAACCGTCAGGGGCAAGGGGACGGTCAAGTGAATGGACGCGACCAAGACATGCGCCAGATGCAAGCAGACCAAGCCGGTCGAGGATTTTTACTCCAACGGTCCATCGCATCGGCACACGGACGGGTCATTGGCTCTCAAGTCGCGCTGCAAGACGTGCTACCAAGAAACCAAGTGGCAGCGCACACGGGAGAGTCATCGCAAGTTCCGGGACTGGACACCGACCGACCTGTACTCGTTCGTGGACGACATGGAGAACGTGGTCAAATGTCTGGTCGCGTGGCGGAACCGTGTCGCGCCCGAAGAGGGTCGGATGCTCGGTCAGGCCGCGCAGTTGATACAATTCGCCAAGGATTTTTCGGAGGAAAAACGCCATGAACAAAAACAAAAAAAACACTGGTCAAGCGTTAGTTGAGTACGCGCTGATTCTCGCGCTGCTCTCAATCGTGTCCATCGCCATTCTCACCGACTTGGGCGAGAGAGTGCGGAACAACTTCACGCAGGTTTACCAAGCACTCGACAAGCCTTAATCATCTTGGACGCTCCGACAAGCCTCATTCCCTGAACCATAATAACACCGGCACCCACTCCCTAGTCGGTGGCCTCGGAGCGTCCAACCTACTTATGACCACCATCGCGCTACTGATAACTCTGATGACCATGATGACCGTACTCATCGGGAGTGCGGTTTACTGGTGGTCAGAGTGCCAGCACGCACGCAACCAACTGTTTGACCGCGACATCAATGAAACATTGACACCACTTACAACCGAGGAACAAATGACTGTCAACCTGAAGAAGATGTACAAAGAACTGACCGACTTTGAGGGCGGCAAGATTGGATTGCCGCAACCGCAAGTCGCAGACCTTGTAGGCGCTATGGGCGAACGCTGGCGCACGCTGCCACCGCAGCAGGCGTTTGCGGAGTTTCTCGCCATCTGGGAGCGCGCCGGTCTGAAATCAAAATGAACCCCGACGACGACCATCACCAGAGAATCAAGCGAGGGTTTGCGTGGTCCATTGCCACGCACGCCCTATCCGACCTTGTTTCGATGGAGTACGGTCGCCCCGCCCACGACGAGCTTGCCACCATGCTCCACAATCTGCGCTTGCTCCACGGCGAGGAAATAAAGCGCGAACGCTTCGTATCCACACTGAACTCCACGACACCCGACACATGACCTATGCCCCCCAAAGACTACTCCTGCGAACGACACGCGTACCTGCTCGAACGAGTCGAGCATCTTATCGAAGGAAACGGCAAACCACCGCTCGATGTCCGATTAGACCGGATTGAACAGTTGGTGGTTGTCGTGAGATGGTTGATCGGCGCCGTCGTGATTGAAACGCTGGCACTCGGCGGCAACATCGTCCTGTGGCTGGTGACCAAGCAATGAGTCACGACGATCAAGTCCAGGCGTTAATCACAGACATCACGTCCATCCTGCTCCGCTATTCCCACGAATACGACCTCACATGGACGGACGCGGTAGGCGCGTTGGAGGTCGTGAAACACGACGTGCTGAACCAGATGGACGAGTCTGACCCGATCGACAAGGAGGATGACGATGCAGAAACATGACACGCTCGGTCATTACCCGACCGACACAATGATCGGTGACATTATCGCCTGCCGGTCTCACGGCTGGAGCCCGATGTCGTGGATTATCCGCAAGAAGACATCTTCACAGGTCAACCATGTGTCGAGTTGCATCGGCAACGGCGAGATGGTCGAGGCATTGGGGTCGGTCGTGCGGACCAAGACCAACAGGCTGACGGGTGAGTGGTGGATACACCTGCGTCCGACAGGGTACATCACGGACGCGAACAAGGTGGCGATGCGGGAGTTTCTGGTGTCGCAAGTCGGCAAGAAATACGACTGGAAAGCGATATGGGGATTCGGCCCGTGGCAGAGTTACGATCATGTGAACGGTCATCCCGACAAATGGTTTTGCTCGGAGTTGGTGTGGCAGTCCTATTACAAGGTCGGCACACAACTGAGTCGCAGACCCAACTGCTACGTGTTCCCGACGGATATATTGGAGTCACCGTTGGTCAAGGTTGCTGGCTACCAATGGCCCAAGAGTCTGATGGAGTGGGTCACAGGCGAATGAACATGGGGTGAAATATGTGGAGACGATTCCTCGCAGTAGGATGTACCCACGCGCAGTTTATCAGCAAGCAAGCAAAGGAGGCTGTGCTTGCAATGAAGAAATCATGGAAGCCCGACATCACGCTTGACCTTGGGGACGTGTGGGACACGGCTGCATTTCGCAGTGGGGCAAAGGGGACCAAGGACGAGTCCGAACCTATCCCGCCTGATATCACGGCGGGTCTGCAATGGCTTGAGGAATACCGTCCCAACTATCTCACCCTCGGCAACCATGACCAACGCATCATCGACCTGATGGACCACCCCAATGCGCTCG